GAATGGTTCGTGACATCCGCGTTGGTGGCGCTGGTGGTGACGGAAAGAACCTGCGCACCAGGCGGCGGCACACCAGGAATTGGCTCCTGGTCTGCGGCGGCGCCGGGCCACATCAGACGGCTACCGTCTTGCCGGTCAACTCAGCGAGCGTCGCCGACACGATCTTGACGACGAACGTCCCGTCCTGAGGAACCACGAGCGTGCCGCCTGCAGGCGGAGTGATCGTCATACCGCCAGAGCCCACGAGCGTCAGATCGCCTGCGCCCACGTTGCGGCCGTGGTATTCGGCACCAACGATGAAATCCTCGGCGCCATTGAACGTGAAGGTCTTCTCCGCTGCGTCCGTGAAGCGCGTGTACTCCCCAGCGTTCTCCGGGGTGGCAGCGCGCGCAGTGGTGCCTTCTTCCACCACCGGCAACCACAGCGGGGACCACGGTTGCCAGATCACGTCGTTGAACCGGTAGTAGGCACCGGTCGCGAGGACGTACCACAGCCAACCTTCGGCCGGTGCGAGGAAGCGCCAGCCGTCGCTGTAGTAGACGACATGGGCTTCATGCCCGACCAGCACGCCTGTCGCGCCGCTCGAGGCGACAATCGCGGCGTAGCCATTGGTCGGTGAACCGGGCACTGTGTCGATGATGTCGGCCGCGACACGCTGGGACAGCACCGCGATGGCGCGGATCAAGGCTGTGACCGGGACGTGCGGTTGCGCTTGTCCTTGCTCCCACTCGGCCAGGCCAGTGACAGGCTCGGTCATACGGTCGCCACTCCCACGGTGCCGCGACCAACGATGGCCGAGCGCTGGTAGATCCGCACTTCAGTCTCTCCTTCGGTCCCCGCGGACGATGCGAAGATCGTGTCGCCGACAGTGCCGCTGGCGACCAGCAACCCGTCCACTCGCAGTTCGACGTCGTACAACTCCGACTCCTCCATCAACGGCACATCGCCACCACCAGGTGGCACGTCGTACAGGGCGCGAGAGCGACGCACCCAATTGATTTCCACGTCCGGGCCATCCCATGCCGCGGTAATCGCGACAGGAGAGAACGGCTTCATCGCTTCGCCGGCGGCCGTGAATTCCTGATCCTCGGCGGAGTCGACGGGCATGCCGGAAGTGACCGCGCGGTACCCGAGCGTTGCGCCCACCTGCGCGACGGGAACATCGACGCGCACCAGCGCATCGTCCAGCAGCACGAAGTCGTCGCCGGCCTCCATCAGGCCCACGTTGTGCTCGGTGCCACGTCGCCCGCGCAGCAGGTTGGTCAGGCGGTACTGGTACGGACCGATCTGCACGGCCGACTGCCAGCGCAGGATTTCCCAGCGACCCTCAATTCCCACAGCAGCGGTGTTGCCGATCGACGCGAGTAACTGGGCCTCGGTGACCGATTCCAAGCCGTTGCGCGCGAGCGTGACAACCAGTTCATTCAGCGTGTCCCAGGTCGTCGTGATGCCCGCGGCTGCCGGCGTATCCACGCGCCCCCACGTCGCGGCGCGCGCCGTCTCCGCGAGGAGTTCCGGGCCGCCACCCGTGTTCCGGAACAGCGCGGCGCCGGACCAGCGACCCGCCGGATCCGCTGGCCAGACGGCCGCCCACACGCCAGCGTTGTCGTCCTCCTCACGGAGCATCGGCAGGTCGAGCAGCAGCAGGCGCGTCGCGGACGAAGCGGAGACCGTGGGCAACGGCGGTGGTGGCGACTGAGCGACAGCAGTGGACACGTAGTTGCTGGCGTCCTCGCGAACCAGCGTCATGCGCCTCAGCAGCAGGTCGCTGTCCGTGATCTCGCCGATCCGGCACCGGTAGTTGCGTCCATCCACAGGCACGATGATCGGATCGGCGGCTCGCAGGAACGCGAACGTGCTGTCGAGAGCCACCTCGTGCTGGTGCTGCTCGGCCCACTGGTTGCGCTGAAGGATCTCCGCGACTTGGGCGGCGAGTTCGTCCGCAATGCTGACCGCCAACTCCTCCATCCGCTCGTCGAGCGAGCCGCTCGCCATGCGGAAGGGACTCGCCTGCGTGGCCGTCTCATAGCCGCGAGAGGCACTGCGGTAGCCCACGGTGACGCGCGCTGGCAGCTCCACGTCCTGCACAAGGGTTGTGGAAACGGCCGGCGGCGACTCCTCAGAGTCGCCATCCGTTGCGCCCAAGTCATCCGGCGTGAGCGTGGCAACCACCTCGCGGCCGCGACGCAGGAACAGAACTTGCGTGTCGCTCTCGACCACATCGAACAGCCCGAGCTTCCTCAAGGATTCGATGTCATCGCGCAGTGGCGACCGGCCTCTGACGCGACGGCTGCCGCCGAGATACACATCCTCGAGCTCCGACACATCGAAGTCCTCGCCACTGAGCAGTCCGTGCGCAAGGATCATCTTGGAAATAACCTGCGCCAGACTGATGGCCCGCCCGTCCATGCTGATGGGGCCGCTCACGGTCTGTTCAACCAGCACCAACCCGTCTGCGCCTTGCCCACCCAAGCTGCTGGTCTTTGCGGGACCGGTTGCGTCCTCCCACACATCCTCGGAGAAGGTGCCCAGGAACGCGCCGCAGTGAGACACGCCGCCACCGCCGCCGCCACCGCCGCCGGGATAGCCGCCTTGGCCGCCATCGCCGGGCGAGGGATCCTGTTCAGTGTCCGCTGCCGTGTCGCCTTCGCCACCGCCGCCGCCGCCGCCGCACTCCATGAGATCGAGCGCAAAGCGCCCGAGTGAGGCGACGTAATCGTCCACGTTGGCCTGAGCCGTGACGCTCTCGCCTGGCGCGCCCGGGGCGCCGCCCGCTTGGGGCGTCGCTGTGAATTCCGGCGATCCACGTCCACCTGAAGTGCCACCGGTTACTACGCTCGCGGGAGCGAGCGCCGACGCACCCAGAACTCCGCCGCCGCCGCCGCCGCCGCCGGCGCCTTCTCGCCCGTCTGGGCCAGTTCCTGAATCTTCCGGAACGGTTCCTGCGTAGCCTGTGCGGCCAGTACCGCCGCGGTGCTGCGAGTTCGCGGGGCCACTCACAGGAGACCCGCCGTACCCGCCGCCGAGGATGCCCGGCGCCGCCTGGCCGCCGCCCACAGATACAGCGAGGGAATCGCCTACGCCGAAAGGTCCGAACGCGGAATAGCCCCCCGCGGCGCCCGCGGTGGCTGGCTCAATGATGCCGACCTGCGCAGCTGCTGGTGCACCGCCTTGACCTACCGTCACCGGCATCGTCTCGGGCATCTCTGCGAGTTGCTCTGGCGTGTAGCTGAAGAGACGTCGTCCGCCACCGCCGCCACCGCCGCCGCCATCCGCTGTCGGGTCCCAAACGTGCTGCGTCATCTGGACCGGAATCTCTGGATCATCGTCCAGATCCGAGCCGTCGGACATCAGCAACCAGTTTGCGTCCGAGATCTCGCCAGTCGCGCCAGCGGCGCCACCACCGATCAGCAGCACGCGCAGGCCCAACAGGTTGTCAGGTCGTTCCCATTCGCCGTCCGCCGCGAAGGTGAGGATCTCTGTGTAGGCCTGCGTCTCCGAAGGCGCGATCTCGAAGAGCCAGTCCGCCGGCAAGCGCAGGCCTTGATCGTCGCGCAGCAGTCGGTCCGGAAAGACGACATACATCAGCCCGCGGAAGCCAGGTACGTTCCCGACTCCCTCTGCCTCTTCCATCGTGGGATCAGGCAGCTGCTCGTCGTCGCCCCGATGGACGACCATGCCCTCGGCGTACGCCGCGCTCGCGGACACGCGAGCCGCGTAGGCCTCGTTTGTCTCGTCCTGCTGCTGGGGGCGAACGTCGTATACCCACTGCCCGTTCTCGCGAACGCGCACGATCCATGCGTCGTCGCTGATGTACTTGCACAGGCCGACGGCTACCGATTGCGTGTAGCTGTAACTCACCGCCTTCTGGGAGGCGCCCTTGCCGACCTTCTGCTTCTTCTCGTGTTCGACCGGTTCAGCGAGCCACATCACGAAGCCTTCCACGGCTTCGATACCGTACACCTCTGGTACAGCTTGGCCCCGCTCACTGGTGACGCTGCGGTTGTCCCCGAGACGTGGGCCGTACTGAGTCGGCAAGCGCGTGGGTGCGATCAGCGAACCGATGCCCATTCCGATCTGGAAGCCCCACGCCGCACCGGCCGGACCACCACCTGCGACGAAGCCGATGGCGGCGCCTCCAATGGCGCCGACGGCCTGGACGAGGTTACCCATAGCGGACGCCCGGCAGCAGCCACACGGAATGAAGCCAACGTGCCCACTGAGCGCGCAGGCCGTGCTCGACCACTTGCCCGCGCGTCGCGTTGCAGTGGATCAGATTGCCGCCGTCAGCGACGATCCCGACATGGCGTGGCCATTTCTCGTGTGGGAACTGGAACAGCGCCAACGCGCCCACCACCGCGGCGCGCGTCGGGACGCAGACAGCGGTAACGCCCTTGAGAAGATCGGGCGACGCTGCGCGGCCGTAGTCCGTGCGGTCGCGAAACCCGTGGTGCCGAAGATCAACCCCCCGCAGGCGACAAGCGAGGTCGACCATTCCGAGGCAGTCCAATCCGTCCGCTGATCTGCCTTGATGCACCCACCGCACGCCGATGAGCGTGCGAGCAGCGGCAGCGACGTCAGCCCCCGCCGCCATATCCCGGCCTCGGCACGAACGCGGGCGCCGACGGATTGCCTGCGCTCGCCGGCGCGGCGTCCACGGGACCCTTCATCAACGCGGCAGCGCCGGCCATGAAGAGACCGTAGCCCTGGAAGTTCACGAAGTTGCCATGCATCTTGCAGTCGCTCGCCGTGCGATTGCAGCGCGGCTCCAGATCCAGCGTGTCTCCCACCTCGATGTCGGCCGGCGCCTCGTCCCACAGCAAGATCGTCGCGACGCCATCGGCCACCACGACGGCGGCAGCCTCGAACTCGAAGTCCTCGTTGTCCCCGCTCGTGAAGGTGACTCGACCGCCTTTGAAGTAGTCGGCGATCGGCGGCGCCGTGTCCGGCGTCAGCGAGACCTGGAAGGCCTTGCGGTTGGTCGCCGCGGTGACGACGCCCGCGCGCGTGATGGCCACGACGTTCTTCTTGCACCGCGAATCTCCGAAGCGCTGCACGATGCAACCCTCGGTGGCCGCGTCGCCGACGCTCTGGGACAGGCGCTGCAGTAGCCCGCGGATCTCCGTGCGATACAGGCCATCGCTATCGCGACTGAACTGCCCGAAGTTTCCGAACGCGATGGTCTTCTGCCAGGCGTCCGGTGCGCGCCAGTTCAGATAGAACACGTGGGCGCGCGCGCCATTCAGCAGGCCGGACTCGATATCGGCCACCGTGATGCCGCCGATCAGCTCGCTCTCGGGGTCGGCCACCGCCCCCTGAATCTCCATGTTCGATACCGACGTGTCGCTCGTGTGGCGCATGTCAGACCCACCGATGCCGGCGTAGCTCGAATAGGTTCCCGCCAAGTCGAGCGTCGGCCGCACGGCGAGCAGCGTTGAGTCGGTCTGCGTGACGGCAATTCCACGATCGAAGTCCGTCCCTCGCAGGGCCGGACGGCCGGGCACCAGCACATGCCAACAGATGGCGAGCGATGTCACGCCCTTCGCCATGTCGGCGAGGAACGCCGGGTTGTGCGCGGTCATGGGTCCAACGGGATCTCAATCATCTCGATGTCCATGGACTGCACCGACTCGAAAGTGACAGCCAGGTCCGGATCCGTGTTGAAGCGGACGTTGCAGTAGTACTGTCCGCCCCAACTCGTCGGCGTCCCGGAGAAGCCGCCGAGCTTGGTGAGAATTCCGGTCTCTTCATCGAGCGACCAGTTGTCATCGGCCTCGACCAGATCGCTCTCCTCGTTCGCGATGACGATGGTCGAGAGCTCGGGTTTGACGATCAGGCGTGGCTGACTCGTCCTGGTGCCATACCGCGCGACGCGCACCAATTGGAAGTGGGTGGAGTCGATCTGCTGCAGCGGCTGATCGAGGGCGGTCGGCGGCGCGCCGAGGCGGCACGACAGGTAGTTGGTCCAGTCGCGCAGCCGAAATGCGATCTCGTTGCCGCCGTGCGCTTCCCAGAACTCCAGTACCTCAGAGATGTGCGGGTCCTCGTGTTCGGCGTGAAAAATGAACCGGCGGTAGGCTGTCGACGCGCGGGCGTTGCGCTTCTCCCGGAACCTGGACCGGCGCACGATGCCGACATCGAAGTGCGGCTGTACCCGGTCGACAGGCCTGGGGAAGATCTCGGTGGCCATCGACTATTCCCGCTTCGCTGCGATGGCAAGGCCGCGCACTACGGCGCCCTGAATCTGCTGCAGTGACTGCCTGCCGATTCCCCTCTCTCCGACACCGTGCAGATGCACGTGCACCGTGTTGCCACCGCCGGGCGCAGCGGCCGCGAGCTGCGGCTGCTGGCCCGACAGCGCTCCGCCGGCGGCGAAGCGCGGCAGGTGGACGTTCTGGATGCGCAGCGCGCGGCGAATCGTCTCGGCCGTGATACGGCCCGAGTTGATGGCGTGCAACAGCGAGAGTCCGCCGGGCTGCTGCGCGGCCGCGGCCCGCACCATGAACTCCTTTCGCGAACCCCACAGCAGCACGTCGTCGCTCGTCGGTGTGCCCGGCCCGAAGACCTGCCCACCAGGCCGCGCATCCACCGCGCCGCCGCCCGCCAGTTTCTGGAGCTCGCCGCCATTCTTAGCGCCACCGAAGACGCCGCCCAGGAAGCCGAGGAACCCTCCCTTGCCAGAGAAGCCGCTCATGAACCGCTGAACAGCGGCCGTCAGTTGCCGCGAGATCAAATCGGCGGCGATGCGCGACAGCGCCTGGCCGATGCGGCCGGCGAGCGTCCAGAACGCGTCTCCGAGGCTCTTGATACGACCCAGCGTGGCATCGTCGGCCAGTCCACGGAACGCATCGCGCAGACCTGTCTCGGCGCCCTGGCGGAATTGGCCGATCACGTCCGTCGCTGCTCGGAAACTCGCCACGATCTCCGCGACCGAGTCAGCGTACTGGCGCGCCTGCTCGACGTTCGCCGGGTCGCCAGTCGCGGCGGCGGCGCGCAGCATGGCGTCCGCCATCTGCTGCAACACCGTGAGCCGCTGGCGCTGGAGAGCGATGAGGCGATTTTCGCCTTCCAGTTGCGTGATGATGCCCGCTTCCTGATCGCGCCGGATCTGCGCCGCGTCGCGATCGAAGGCCGCGAGCTGGGACTGCCCGGTAGTCCTCGACTGGTCGAAGTCGAAATTCGCCGTCCGTGCCCGCCGCAGGCGTTCGGCGGCAGCGGCGATCTCCTCCGCGCCTGCGCCGGCGCGCGTGAGCAACTCACGCAGCGCCTGTATCTCTTCCTCGAGGTTGCGCTCGAACAGCGCGTGGCGGTTGCCCTCCAGATCCCCGAGCCGGGCATACAGATCAGCCTGCTCATTGGCGAGTTGCTTCTGCTGCTGGACTTCCTCACCACGCAGGTCGGCGAGCTCGCGTTCTGCCTTGGCACGCGCGAGCGTGATATCCGCGCGCAGCTTCTCGACTTCGCGCGCCTGCGCGGCCTTGGCCGCCTCGTCCTCTGGCGGCGTCCCCTGGACGACGGCAATCTGCGCCTGAGCGGCGGCTACCTCAGCGTCGCGACCAGCCTCGACCGCTGCCCGTCGGCGCTCGTAGTAAGCCGTGAGGCTGACCAGTCCTTGCTCGTAGGCGCGCTTGTCGGCAGCGGCTTGTGCGTTGAACCCTTCTTGGGTAATGCGCAGCTGGTTCTCGATGGCCGCGCGGGCGCGTTCGGTCGCTGCCTTCGCGGCCTTGTCGGCGTCCGCGTCGTCGACCGGCAACGTGGCCCCGAACTGCCGCCCGGCACCGGTACCGCCGCGCGGACCGACACCCGCCTCCTTGCGCAACTCGGCGACGCGCTGCTCAAGCCGCCGGATATTCTCCGGAGAAAAATCAACCCCAACGCCTCGATTCCCCCGTTGCTCCGGTGTCTGGGCGGCCAGAGATCGTAGGCGCGAGAGCGTCGCCGTGGCGTCGGCGAGCTGCTCCAGCGCCGTCGGCGTGATCGGCGCCACAATATCCGCAAGGCCGGCCAGCCCTCTTCGGGTCATGGAGGTCAGGACTGTCTTTAGTCGCTCGATCTTCTCGGTGGTTCGATCGATCTGCTCTGCCGTGTTCGTCTTGAGCGTGTAACCAGCCCTGTCGGACTGGTCCGCGAAGCGATCGAAGGCCGCGCCACCGCCAGCAAGCACGCGCGCCAACTGCGGGCCGATTGAGCGACTAAAGATGTCGACCGACGCCCTGATCTGATCCGTCGGGCTACCCAGAGCCGCAATCCGATCCGCAATGGTCTTGATCTGGTCGGCGAGCCCGAGACGCTGCAAGTCCTTTGCCGAGAGACCGAGTTGCGTGAAGGCCCGCGAAGCCTCGCTACTTGGGTCGGTGATCGCGCGCGAAAGCAGCGTCTGGTACCGCTCTAAGCCAGAGGCGAAGTCGGCTGTACCGATCTGCGCGGAACGGGCGGCGTACTCCAGCCGACTGTATTCCTCAGTTGAGACGCGGAGAGTCTTGGCCGCGTCCACGGTCTGCTTCGCGGAGAGCACCGCGGCCTTGCCGAAGGCCACGACGCCGCTGATCGAGGTGGCAATACCCAGCGCACCCAAGCTGCCGCGTAGCACCCCTATCGAGGTCGTCCATGTCTTCGACGACTTGTCGGCGCGATCACCCTCGGCGCGCATGCGCCTGATCCCGTCGATGACCTGGCTGATGCCCTCCGGAGAGAACCGTACGCGGACGTCCGGCGTGCTCACTTCAAGATCTCCGGCACTTTGGGCGGGGCTTCCGGGCTCTTCAGGTGCGGCGCGCGCAGCGTATAGATCATCACCTGATCGCCATAGACCTCTGAGGCACGGTCACGCATACGATCCAGCAGCGCCAACAGCATCTCTCGCAGCGGCCAACGGGCGACCCGCTCTGCCACGTCGCAGTCGAACGCGGCCACTATCCGCACGGCTGAAGTCCATGGGTGCAGGTTCAGTGCGCCGCGGTCTGGCTTTCCGGGATCGCCTGATTCCCCGAAGAGTTCAGGAAATTCATGAACGAGGCGATCCGCTGCTGAAAAAAACCCAGCACGCACTCCATGATGAGCATGTCCACGAGCTCGCGATCCACGGCCGTGTCACACTTACCCAGGTGCTGCGCGGTGTCGGCCGCCACCTCTTCGGTCCACGTGCGCTCCGTGATGCCGGACGGCAGCAGGTAGCCACCCAGCAGATCGCAGGCCTTCCCCGATGAGAGCAGGTGCCCGTGCAGGCGCCGCAAGTACTCGTCGTTCAGTTCGCCCTGCTCCGGCAGCAACTTGTCGACGCCGGATGCCGAGATGATGCGCTGGAGGTAGTGATCGAGGAGCACGGTGCGGCGATCCAGATTGATGGGTGCGTACATGCGCCCCCCGACGATCGTGTCCAGCATCAGGCTGCCAGCTTCGAGACGAAGTACTGCGAGAGGCCCTCGCCGACGATGGACGTGTCTTTGAGTACCTTCCCCGTCATCGTCAGCGCGACGAACTCCTCGCCGATCAATTGTGTCTGCTGCGCGGCACCGATCTTTCCGCGGTGTACGACCACCACCACCGCTTTGCCGCTACGCGCCTCGTTCAGCCCTTCGAACACGAGTTCGTACTCCTGTCCGCTTTTCGTCAAAGCCTCCACAACGTCCGAGTTGGCCTTCGTGTAGTCGATCCCCGCCTGCTCGCCGTCGGTGACTGCAGCATCGTCCAGGATGCGCAGGCCGGCAGGCGTAGCACTGAAGTCGGCGCCCGTGAGCTCGATCCGCCCCATGCAGGTCAGGACTGCCGTGCCGTCGGTCACCGTCAGACCAGGCGTCGTCGGGAACGCGGGCGGCGTGTCGTCAGTGGTGCCTGCGGTCGTCACCTTGTAGTAGAAGCCGTTCGGGGCCACCGGCTTCAGGTACGCGTTGAGCGCCACGACGGTTTCGTTCGCGCGCGCGACCGCCGCTGCGCCATTGACCATCTCCACCGTCCGGGCGGCGCTCGTGGGAATGTTCACCAGCGGCACGAGGCCGCCGCGATAGAGCGTGTGCAGCTCGCCGGTAACCGGTCCCGTGACGACAGTTGACGCCGTACCGTAGTGCGCGATCGCGAGATTCTGTGGCGACATGTCGTGCGCTGTGATGCTCATTTCGACAGAGCCGATGCGCCGCACTTCCGTGTAGGTTCCGCCGCCGGGCTTGGTGAAGTCCTTCAGTTCCTTCGGCTCCTCGGTGATGTTGAAGCTCAAGGCCGAGCAGTTGCCGACCTCGAGCAGAGGCGCGGCGGCGCCCTTCACGCGCAACCAGATCATTCCGCTGCCGAGATAGCTGTAGTCCTGAAGCATGGTTTTCTCCGTGTATGAACGAATGCCGCCAGTGGCGGCAGGTCAGATGAGGTAGTCGGACTCGAAGCGCACGAGCGCGCCAATCCACTTGCTCCCTTCCTTGCGTGGGAGCACTTCGGTGCTGAGATATCGCGGGTACCGCGTTCCGCCTTGCACCTGCGCCATGGCTGGCTGTTCCGAAGGGAACGCCTTGTCGAGGTCGAAGAGCAGTTTGTGGAGCAGCGACTGGGCGTCTGCACGCGAGACTTTCACCATCGCCAGAACCGCAACCGTCGCTGCTCTGGCGTCGCGCGGCCGGCGTGCCGGCGACGCGGACCGCCCGACGGTATCGAGCACTGGAGCGACGTAGTAGTCGCGGCCTTCTTCCCACTCCGGCGCCGGCTCCAGCGTCACCGTCGCACCGGCATCAGTGTGGTAGCCGTTCGCGACGCTGATCGTCTGCAGGCGAGTTTCCATCGCCTGCAGCAGCTTCCAACTCGGAGGATCAGCCATCGGTGGCTGTCCATACGGTCATGGAGGCGTCCTGCTCGACCAAGCGGTCAAGCCGCAGGACGCGGGTGCCGATGGTCACCGTGGCGCCACCCACCGGCGTTGGAACCTCCGTCCGGAACAGGCTGACGGTCGGCGTCGGTCCGACGACCACGGCCGAGTCCTCGCCCAAGGACTCAACGCCATCGTCGACGTACACATTGCACGGCACGGGCGAGCCGATGGGCGGCGTGTACACCGCTTCATCGGCCAGACCCGCGGCTTGCAGGCCATCGAGAATCTCTGCGTCGAGCGCACGCAGAGCGTCAGCCTGTCCCATCGATCAGGACAGCTTCAGCTTGATGACCGCCCGCGGCCGGGTGCAGAGGTTGATCGGGTTCGACTGCGACTCGATCTCCACGCCCTTGCCGAACTTCATCGGCTCGGTCTTGGCGTAGTACGGCAGACCGACCGTGTTCACGGTCTCGACGTAATCCGCCGGTGCGAAGCGCGTGATGAAGAGGTCGCTCACGCCCAGCGGCACCAGGTAGGCGAAGTTGTCCTCGACGAAGGAGGCATTGCCCACCTTCCCGCGGTACTCGCTCCAGTTCACGTCGCCCCACAGGAAGCCGGCCCGGTTGTCGCGGCGGAGCACTTCATTGCTCGACCAGTTCAGGTAGGTCTGGCGAATCTCGGCGTTGCCCATCATCGCGTTCCAGAATCCGCGACCCGTCAGCGCCATGTAACCGGATACCGGCACGCCGCCCAGGTGATCCTCCGAGAGGCGGATTGCATCGGTCACCTTCGGCAGGATCTTCGCAGTGTCATTGCCGAATTGGACGATGGCTTCCTGCTGGGTGACGCCGAACGTCGTGAAGAGATCCAGCAGCACCGAGCCATCGGCATCGAGCACCTGGCCCTTCACAGCCCCGATGCGCTGGTACTCGATGGTCACGTCCAAGTCGCCTCGCAGCTTGCCGAGGCGCTGGTTCACGACCGCCTGCACACCCTCGGTCTGATCCTCCGAGCCGAAGCGCCGCACGCCCTGCACCTGATCGGCCAAGACGGTGGACGTCTGCGGCAGGTGCGTGGTCTTCAGCGCGATCAGCGAGCGCTGGTTGCCACCCTTCGGCTGGCCGGGCGCGCCGCGAGGGCGGGACGGGACCAGCGTGAACGCCGACTTCTCCACCTCGATATCGAGGTAGGTGGTCGTGATGCCCTCTTCCTGGAACAGCCCGAGCGCCCCGAGGCGGCCTGGCTTGTGGGGAAGATCGTTGATCTTCGCCGTCAGGGTCTGCAGCGAGAAGGCGTCGCCGTTGAAAACGTCAAGCATTTGAGTCGCTCCGTGAGTAGAGGCTCGACACGGCGAGCCGTAGAAACGAAAAAGGCCCGCACGAGGCGGGCCTTACCGGTTGGGTTGAGGGAGGGTTAGGCCGCGATCTCGATCGCGGGCGAGTCGGCGCCGGTGAGGCCCGACGCGGCGATGGTCAGCTGGTAGGTACCGGCCGCGCTGAAGGTCAGTGCAGGCCACGTCACCACGCCTCCCGCCGCCACTGCGGCGCCGCCGCCAGTGATCGTGCCCGCACCGCCGGTGCCGGACTTCTTCGTCAGCGTGACCGAGGTCGTGTTGTCGCCGTTCACGAGCTGCCCGAGCAGCGTCTGCACGTGTGCGACCACACCTCCCGCATCCTCGCCGGCGTTGCCGGTGGCCGGCCACTCGACGAACACCACCTTCGCCGCCTGGCCGCTGGGAATCGGCTCTTCCTGCCAGCGCACGATGATGTCCAGGTCCTTCAGGGTCAGTGCCGCCAGCAGCTTCTGGTCCGCGCTGTACCCGGTGAGGTTCAGCTTCTCGCCGAACACCACCGCGCCGCGCGCGACGGCGACAGCCTTGACGTCCTCGTCCGTGGCATCCACCGCCTCGTACAGGACCTTCACGGCAGTGTCCGCGGCGGCGCCAGCAACCTTCTCGTTGTCGGCATTGAGCAGCGTGCCAGCCGGCAGCTTGCCTTCGCCCTCGGGCACCACGATCACCTCGCGGCTGAACAGATTGTCCAGTTCCCGAAGGAGAAATTCCCCGGTGTGGACACCTTCGGTCTTGATCGTCATTTCAATTACCTCGCTTCGTATAGATCGACGTGGGATCAAGCCGGTCCGCGGCTTGTTTGTATGCGGCACCCGCCGCGGGTAGGGTCGTAACCAGTTCGGGCCCGGTGCTAGCCGTGGCCTCGAGCAGCTGCGCCCTCACGGACTCGATGGGCGTATGCGCGGCGACCATCCCCTCCGCACAGGTCTCCAGTCGGGCGGCGATGCAAAGATCAAGCACCTGCTGTGCGTGTTCGATGCGCGGCCCGACATCCGACGCGGTGACCTCCTGCTTCAGGAGTACGGCCACCAACTGCGCCGGCAACCGGGAGTTGTTCAGGGCCGCGACCATGGCCGCGGCGTCTGCCAGCTTCGCGTCCTCCGCCTCGTCGGCATCGTCGTTCTCGCTGGGAGCCGGCGCCGGCGGGGTCTCGACGGGACCTGCACTCAGCGCGGCCAGTGCATCGCGCAGCGTGCCGACGCGGTCGGCGAAGCGCGCCGCGACTGCTGCCTGACCATAGAAAATACCGGCCTCGGTTCCCATCACTGCATCGAGCTCGAGACCGCGATATCGCGCCACGGACCCAGCGAAGAGTTCGTACAGCCGATTCACCTCCACCTGTTCCCGCGCCAGCGCATCCTCCGACAGCGCGAAGTGCGGGCTGAAGTCGATCTTCCGGGCGCCGGCATATATCGGCGTGACCTTCACGCCGATCTTCTCGTCGTAGGCGCTCTGGTCGAAGTGGTATGCGACCACTCCCACGGACCCGACACCTCCGGTGCGCGAGACCCAGATCTGATCGGCCGCGGCGGCGATCGCGTACGCCGCAGAAAATGCGTAGTCGTCGACGACCGCATGGATTGGCTTCTGCCCGCGCGAGGCATGGATCCGGTCCGTAAGGTCGAAGAGATTCGCGGCAACGCCACCCGGAGAATCGATGCGAAGTACGACCGCACTGACCCGCGGGTCGGCCATCGCCTCGTCAAATGCAGCTCCGATGGCCTCATAACTGGCGGGGCCATCGCCGCAGATTCCTGGCTCCGGCCGGGACGTCAGCCCACCAGATACGTTCAGGACCGCGACCACACCGCTGTCGGTCGGCGCCGACTGGCTCACCGGACCTGGCGCTTCCGCAGAGCCGGAGAGATAAGCGCTGATCAACGCCTCGCCCATGCGGGGCTCGACGAACAGTGGCCGATGGAAGGCGTGGCTATACAGCCGCGCGACCAGGGGACTCTCGGTACGTCCGAAGAGTCGCGACAGCACCTTCAACTTGTTGAGCATCATCACTCCTCGTCTGTGTTGGCGACGCTGTCGCCATTGGGCAGCGTCGTGCCCTCGGGTCGCGCCTGCGTAACGCCGGCGTTGCTGACATGTTTGGCGTTGCTTTCGAGCACCAGGCCGTAGCCTTCCGCACGCTTGTCGTCCTCTGCGATCTCCGCATCCACCTGCTCTGGATCGTCGCCGCGACCGAGGATCGTGGAACTGCGGCTCTGCAGGCCTGCGCGAATCGCCTTTACGTCCGAGGCAACGTCCTGCACCGGGTGGCTGTATGGCCATCCCTGCGGCACCCACAGCGTTTGCGTTAGCTCAGCGCGCTGCGTGGCATAGTCGGCCACGTCGAGCGCGCTCGAAAGGACGGCCCGATCGAACCAGGCGATCCTGATTCGCTGGCAGAACTGCGGGATGAAGAAGAGCCATTGGCGCATCTCGAGCCCGCGACGGAACTCGTTCAGGATCAGGCGAAGCGCCCGGTCAGAGACGTTGCGCAGGTCGCCCGTCAGCACTTCGTAGGGCACGCCCACGCGCGCCGCAATCGCCTGCAGGTGCCCTCTCAGGAAATCGCCGTAGTCGTTGCCAGGTGCCGGCGGCTGCGAAAAATGCGCCTCCATGCCCGGTGGCAGTTCCTGCATCGTGCCCGGCTCCAGCCCGACCAGCGGCGTACCGTCCGCATCCGTGTCAGTCGTCGCGCCCTCGTTCGGGCTGTTCGGATCCTCCGGACCCGGCGTCTGCGTGTAGAAGCCCGCGAACAGGTTGGCGATCTTCTGCCGCTCAAGCACCGCGTCGTCCAGGCTGTCCACGTGGAACATCCGGACCATGACCGAGGCCCAATCCGGGATGCCGCGCAGCTGGCCCGCGCGCGTCGGCCGATAGAGGTGGATCACCTCCTCAGCCGGAATCCTTCGCAGCTCGTTGCTCTCGTTCCACTGATGCCCGTCACCCGGGTGATGCGGATACATCCAGTAAGCGAGCCGTTTGCCGATCGCATTGAACTCGATTCCGGCGCGGATCGGGTTGCCGTTCGGAGACTGTCGGTACAGGTCGGCGGGACACTGCTCGGCCTCGATCAACTGCACCTGCAATGGCACCTGCAGGCCGTCCGACTCCCGGCGTGGACGCAGGCGCGCGAACACTTCACCCACCTCGGCCCATTCATGCCACGCGAGGTATTGCAGCCCTCCGAAGTCCAGCACGCCATCGGCATCGAGCTCCGACCACGATGCATTCCAGAGCGCGCTCACCTGCTTTTTCAGGTCCGCGTCGCCATTGACCATCTTTGCCTGGATGCCGACGCCGATACCGTTCGAGTCCAACCGGTCCAGGAGCGCGCCCGCCCACGGGTCATTCCGCGCCGCGTCGCGCGCACGGTTGCGAATCGTGCCCAGCGAAGTGACGTTGACCGTGTTCGGACCGGGCGATCCGACCCGCCACGTGCGCAACCTCCGACCGACGCTGCCGGCGCGATAGTCCGGGTTCTGGGCGGACGCAGCCGGCAGCGTGAATCCGTCGGACATCAGTAGCCGCTTCCGGACTGGTATGCGCGGAACGTGCGGCGCCGGCGCTTGCCCTGCGAGGCATCGAGTTCCTTCTGGAACCGGTCGCGCGCCTCGATCATGTCCTGCGTGCTTTGGTAGGAGACCGTTCGATCCCGGTACTGCACGGAGCGGTGACCGCTCAAGATAGCCCTGTTGAGCTTGTCGATATCGGCCTGCGTGATCGCCATCATCCCCTCAGGTACTTGCTGCGCACCACGCGGCGCCGCGTCGGCCGAGGGGCGGGCTTCGGCGATTCCTCGCCTAGCAGCACCTCGGGGTTCTTGTCCCACTCCGCGGCCCATGTGGGCGGCGAAGACCAGTTGATCGATCCGAAGCGCAGCCACAGCGACAGCGCGTCTGCCTGCACCGTG